CACTTTGCAAATCTTTCACTTTGTTTGCTAAGTCTTTGACGATTCCGTCTTTTCCTAGTTCCAAAGCGCCTAATTTAAATGTTGCATACTCAATATCTTTAGCGCCTGCATCACGCAAAACGTTGCTAACTTGGTGATTGATAACCAACTGTTTATTTTCAGTTTCCAATTGTTCCGCTTTAGATTTGTAGGTATCTAGCTCTTTTTGAACATCCGGATTGTCCTTAACCTTCTCTTCTAAAGTTTTAATTGTGCTATTAGCTTCTTTCAAACTGTTTGAAACATTGTTATATTGGTCTTTTGGCACAGCATGCTTAGGAAATTCTTGTTGAATTTCTTTGTTTGCTGCATTTGTATCAATCGTGCCATCTTCTTTTGTATGCTTTGCTAAAATTTCTTTAATCCATTCCATTGTTTTCCCTCCATAGCATTTATATAGCGGTCGCTACCGCTTAGAGTGTCCGAATATACTGTCGGCACAGTGCGAATAGTTTTACGTCATAATCCAGGACAAAATAAAAAAGACTCAATAAATACCCAAGTCTTCTGCTTCGTAATATTCTTCTAATTCGTCTTCATCCATAACGTTTAAACCTTGATAGCTTTATTCTCGAATTTTTTATAAGCATCAAAATAAAATTCTCGTTTATCGCCATTATAAGTAATTTCGTAATACATACCATCGAAAAGTGTAGTGCTCAATAAGGCTTTGTTATGTTGTAAAATCTTACATTGCCAAACCACAAAAACTTCGAAATCTGGTACATTATCACTCTTATCTAAGTGGTCGTTTGCATATTTTTCAACTAATTCACGACATCTTGAAATAAATTTCTTTTCATCCATCTCTATTCCTCCCAACTTTTATAAGTGACTTTCGCTCCTTGTTTCTCATACCACTCCACCGACTGTTTCAGATTCGGCAACGTATGAGAAATCATGCCAATACGTAACGTAGCTTCCGAAAATGATTGGTCAATCTCTACATGTACATGATTGCCATTCCAAATAGGCTTCTGTTCCTCATACAAAATATTGCCGTCTTTATCCGTAATTTCGTTTTCAACCCAATAGCGACTATTTTCGTCTTCGATGGCCTTTTTGTATGCACCTGCAAGGCTAGATGTTACTTGTAAAGTTAAAATCGCTTCGTGAAAATCATTCATCAAGATTCCTCCTTCTTATTCCAATTTATTTAAAATATCTACAAGCATCTTCTCCGTCTGTAACTCTTGCTATTAGACAATTCCTTGAAGGACAACTGGTCTCCAAATTCAATAAGTAAACTTCTAACTCGCTTGTCTTGAATAGAATCAAAACTTTCCAAGAAATCCGAATAATTATCTCTACCAACCATTTCTTCCATATTTGTTTTACCGAAAACTTTTGATTGTTTACTTTCAGTTGGCGTAATTATCTCTTTATTCTCCAACCACTCGTTGTAATTTTTATAATCAATAACTTCTTTTGTCTCATTATCACGTCTCAAATCGGGTTCATACCCATCGATAACGGTAATAGTACGACATCGGCAATTGCAATCCTCACTGGCAACGCCAAACATATGTGGTTGTAACGCCTTGTGCCCATCTACCTCAAAATACTCATCGATACCGACTGTTTTTCCATCGAGTTTACGGTGATTGGTACGCGTATCGCCATCTAGCGTGGATATCCATCGCTTGTTGGTTTTCAAACCTAGCTCTTTTGCGTGGTTCTGTGACTGCTGTCGAGTAACACTGGTAACACGTCCTGATTCCGTTCTAGCTATATTCCTAGCCCTGCGGTAATTTGCGCCACCTATTTCAGCAATCTGCACTGCCATTTTTTGCGTTGACCACCCCTTAGCAAAGCCTCTTGTAAGCACTCTGTTAAGGTTTTGTTTCATCTTGGTTGAATTCCCCTTCAATCTTGTTGAAAGCTTTCTTCCAGCAACTGGCGTATTGATTATGGTGGCTATTTGCTTATCAGTCATCATAGTAAAAGACAATGGTATTTTTTCTGACATTTCAAACTCATAAAAGAGTTCGTTATAAGCTGTCTGACCATCGTGCTTTAGAAAATCAAAGATATTCTTTTCTTGATTACCAGCTAACTGATTCGCTTTGGCATACATCTGACTACGAATAGCCTCTAAGCGTTCCTTTTGCAATTTCTTGCTGAATTTATCATCCAATTCAATCTCTTTGGACAGTTTGATAATGTCTTGCGTGATTTCTTCGGCTAAATCTTTGTACAAATGCTGTAATTTCTTATTGATACTCGATTCTGATTTACTGAGTAGTGATTCAATCTCCTTGCGATATTTTTTAGACATGGCTACTCACTCAATATCTTAATACGCAAGATATCCCACGAAGGAATCAGATATTTTCCAAGTTTTATACCCAAATTTGATTCGGTACTGAAAAGTTCAGGTAATTCTTCCTTTTCAGCCTTAGTATAACCTTTGATTGAACCACCACTTTTTAAATAAACTCTAATTTTCATCTTCTGGTACCTCCTCTGGTTCTTCGTAATCCTGTTGTTCTAGACGTTGCTGCACTTCCTCATAATCCAATTCCAAGACGTTACAAATGTACTCAAGTACTGATTCATCATCCAATCGAGTAGCAGCGTTTAGCAAATTATCAATTTCAACTTGCTTTCGTTCTGCTTTGATTTTCTCACGTTCTTCAATCTCTTTTTCGTTAAAGATAGTTGATCGTGTGATAATGATTTCCAGGTCATCCGTATGGTAATTGGTATTAAATCGGCGATTGATATCAGCAATAATCAGTTTTAGCATACGTTTGATTAATTTACGCAAGCGAATTTCAGCCTTGTTACATTTAAAATCCAACAATGAATAGCGTGATTGAATAACCACATTTGTGATATTCCCATCCCCGACTTGCGACGAATCAAACCCCATGCCGAACTTATATATGCCCTCTTTATCAACTTTCAGCTTTTCTTTTCGTGCCTCGACAGGAATATTGACAGTGTGAACCTCAATACCGCCATTTTCTCCTGTCCCGACTGCGCCACGGCTACGAAGGTTGTTAATCAGCTTTTCGTAATCGTCTCCTGGAAAGCCTTTGACTGCGAAAAACGGCTGGTCGTAGTCCTGTAAATTATTGGATAATGAACACGCCATTAAATCGTAATCGTCAATCAGTGCTTTAATTGGTTCTAAGTCAGTTGTTTGATATTTATTGTTGTCATAACGCAAGAACGGTATAAAATCATCAATGCCTAACGCTGCGCCTAACGATTGGCCATACGCTTGTTTGGTCTCACTATTAATCATAGTGTTAAAGTACGTTGGATTTACCTCATATGATTTATCCAGTTCAAAATCCTTATTTTCGGTTGCTACAAAATAATGGACTTTTTCACTGTCCCACAATTCCGCTTTGGTTACCGCGACTGTCTTATCTTGTTTATAAATTTCCGAATCGTAATAACGAACAATCGCAATCAATTGATTATTTTCATCAAAAATCTGAATAACTTTGAGAGAGTCAGCAACTGCAAAAGACAAACGGTCCTGATTTTTATTGAGCTTTGTATAAACAAACTCGTAACCTTTTTGATTACCACCGTCAACGACCTCTTGCAACATCAACTGGAATTCCTCATCAAGATACTCTTCAAGGTATTCTTGCAGTCCTTCTTGTTCAGTCAAGACCTCTACTGGATTGGACAATAAATACTGCGTTTTTTGGTCGGATAACTCTGTAAAGTACGAATGAGAAATCTTGATATTTGATCGCGCCGTTTCTTCATGTACTTTACCCTCGTTATCTACATAAAAGAATCGTAGGTCTTTGATATCGTGCTTGTGTTTGTAGTAATCAATGCCTTTGCGCATATTATCTTTATAGCTTGCAGCACGATCATTACTTACTGCCTGTTTAACTGCAGATGCTAGTTCTTCAATATTTTTAGACTTAAATTTGTTTGGATTCAAAGCATTCGCTCCTTTCGTTAATATAGCCAACCTGCACCTCTATCCATTGTTTCTGCAATCCCTGTAACTGAATCCGGTGCATCATCATGCGCGTTCTTCCCTTCGCGCTGATACGTTGTCATAGCTTCATAAAATTCCGGCCACCTCAACGCCCAATCTTCTGGGTAATACACGTTATTCTCAACCCAAGCGCTGTTTGATAGAATCCGCGATTGCTTGTTTGAGGACTGATGGAAATCCTCCCAGTAGGCTGATCGATAACCTAATTCTTTTGCTCGTCTTTCTGAATTGCGTTTGAAGCCACGTCCACCGTTATTTCCTTCGACTCGAACATGATTAACCTTGTTTCGAATAATCATATTGGCATGAGCGTTTTCGGTTGTTTCCATTGGTTCTTTCGTGTAGAGGACGTCTATCAAATACGCCTTGTGATCAGATGTTTCCGCCCAAACTGGAGAGGAAAGATAATCGGCTCCTTTATCTGCAGTATCCGTATAATTCCATATTTTGATGATATTGTCCGGTAATGTTTCATAGGTTTGGAATTTCTGATACAAACGACCTTTTTGGTCAATGGGTTCTTGCTGATAATTGGCATTAGCAATTGCAGAACCCATTGCAGCACGTTTCTTTTTATACTCTTCGTAAGTTAAGATGCCGGGACACAGCATTTCACGAGTTTCTTCGTTGAGTAATGCTTTTTCGATGACCGTACGCAACTTGTATCCCATACCAGGCATTTCAGCAATGACACGTCCGGCTAGATCTTTTGAGTGCCAACGGGTCATAATGATGATAATTTTCCCGCCTTTTTCCACCCGAGACAGCATTTGCTTTGTAAACCAATCCCAATGCTTCTGCAAATCATTTTCGTTTGTAGCTTCTTTAATCCCTTTAATGAGGTCATCGATAATAAGCAGGTCGAAACCTTTACCAGTAGCCGAACCACCAGGAGACGTCGCTAAATAACTTAACTTAGCACCTTGCAAAGCCCAACGTTTAGCAGCGGTCGAACCGTGTTTCAATTTGGCACGTGGAAAAACATCAGTATAAACAACCTGATCATCAAGGACTCGTTCCTCAGCGATTGTGTCACGAACTTCTTTGGAAAAGTCGGTTGCCATGTCTTCGTTGTATGAACCAGTAGCAACACGCATCTTAGGATTACGACCAAGTTCCCACTCGACAAAACGACCAGCTGTTAATGACTTGCCGTGTCGTGGTGGCACATTAAGTAACATGATATCCTCATCCGATTGCATGAAATCCGCGAATTCGGAACACAAACGCTTGAGGTAGGCTCGATCGCTCTTGTAAAAATCAGGTACTATTGTTTGGCAATAAGAAAAAAAGTCATTACGCGCATTGCGTAACAACTTTTCTCGTTTTAATTGCTTCAATTCTTTTAAATACCGATATTTTTTGATCTTATCCATCGCCATCACTAGTGCTTAGTTCTCGCTCTAATTCGGCGATACGCTCCTCTAATTCGCTATCAGTTAAACCATCAGCGTTAATGTTAACAGTCGATTGAATCTCGTGAACATCCACCGCTTTATAACCAGCACGATCAAGCAGATCCTTAGCTGCATTGATTCGGTCAGTGTCTTTACTATTCGGATTGTTGACAATGTCGGATAGTATTTGACGCGCATCTATAGCATCAAAGAAAAATTCGCGTTTAAGCTCTTTCTCTAGCTGTTTTTCTCGTTTTTCCAGATACTCTAATAGTTTAGGATTGTTTAGAAGTTGAGATGCTTGTGACTTGGCAGATTTTTTACTGTAACCAGCATTAATTGCTGCACGTGTTGCATTTTTTTTGCGAAGCTTCAAGTATTCATCAATAAAATTTTTTTGTTGTTCAGTGGGGCCCTTCACTTATCTCAACTCCTTTACCTAAAAATAAAAAAAAAGAACATCTGCATCAGATGCTCTTTCGTAATCTTTCGACAATAATAGAATATCATACAAAAAACAAGTTGTCGGTAACATCATGGTACCTTACGTAATGTACAATTAGAAATTATACGTAACCGATACTAGTGTCATCAAAAAAAGAAAGTTGTTCATTCACGAGAAAACTCACTCTCCTCATACATCTTGAACAAAATAATCGCCAAAATGTGATTCATTTTTGCTGATATGGTAAAACTTTTCATGATAGTCAACTCCTATCAAACTTGATTATTCTCATTAATTCTGCATGTTTATTCTTTATATACTGGTGCGTATAGCCTGTTTCATTAGCTATAGCTTCTAATGTTAATCCATCAATATATTTCAATTTCAGGATTTTTTGATTCAAACCAGAAAATTTATCAATTGTTTGAACAATTTCTTCACGTTCATTTTCTAGTTTTTCAATTCGTTCATTCAATTCTCTGATCACTACCTTTAAATGATTTTGTTTTTGCAAAGCAGTTAAAAACTTCTGATTTTTTGCAAGGTCACCATCATGTCCCCATGAATAGTTTTTCCAACGGCTAAGCTCGTTTTTATTCAATTTGAGCGACATTTTTAAATCGATTAATTCCTCATCGATTGCAATGATTGAATTTACCCATTCATAAATGATGAATCACCTTCTTTTTTTATTTTTTTGTAAAAAGTGGTCCACTGTCCCACTTATGGACCACTTTTAAAATTAAAGTCTACCACCTCTAACGCTTACTCCCCCAAAGGCTTGTCTATAAATGTCCTAGATGTCCCACTTTTTTTGTCTATATACTATATATATTTATTATTAATATATTCTTTCTTTTTTTTTATAAATAAAAGAAAAAAGTAGGACAAGTAGGACACATACTATATAAACCTTGTTGCATCAATGATTTGAAGGTGTCCCACTTTGCAAAAAAAAGTAGGACACAAGTGGGACACTTAGTTAAAAGTGGTCCACTTACTCTTCTTCAATTTTTTGATAGTAATAATATCTTTTTCCCATCATTTGCCGCTTATTTCTTTCATACCCCAAACTTTTTAACCGCTGTGTAAACTTAGTTTGAGAATAAGGCTTAGCTCCAGCCTCATCACAAAATTTTAGATACTCCTCGTAAACACCTTTTGTCGTCAAGTTTTCGTCAATGCCGTCTTGACGAATAAAACCAAGAATTGTATCACTCTCAACAAAATATTCTTCTGTTACTTTCGCGACAGTTTCGGAAGCAGAAAGCTGGCCACCGTTGTTGTTGATTCGTTCCATTGCATTGAGCGCAATATTTAATAGGTAGGATTTGGCATTTTCAGATGAAAGCTTTTCGTCAATTTTAGGGTCTGACTTCTTCACTCTATTCTCGCAAGGTATAACTACAACACGTCTTGCTATTCCACCGGATTTATCTTTAAAAGTTGGCATTTCATTTGCCGTAAAGATTAAAGTTGCTTTATTTTTCAATTTATAGGGTTTTGAATAAATTGGACGAACCATAATCGTATTTCCGGAAGCCAAAGTTTTAAAATTCATTGATTTTTCCATATAGCCTGCATCGATGTCATCCCCGACATTGACCAATTTCCCTTCCAGTTCCATGACTGATGTCTGATCGTTGAACTGTTCAAGCGCTAAATTTAGACCTAAGTCACCAATGAAGGCATTTAACATTTCTAAAAATGTACTTTTACCGTTTGCTCCAGTATTTCCAACTAAGAAAAATACTTTATGAGGGAAACCCGCAGTCATTAAAATATGACCAAGCAACTCTTCGACAATTAAACGTAGGTCTGGCTTATCTGATACTAAAAAATTAAGAAAATCATCAACTGTTTTATCGTATGCATCTGGATCATAGTCCACATCAAGAAAGAAAGGTGTGAACTCTTTAGTGGCCATCGGAATGACCTCTGCACCATCTAACATATAATCGTTACGGAATTGAATTGGGAAATCATAGTTTTCTATCAACTCGCCTTTAACTGGGAACAAATCAATTAATTGTTTCCATTTGCTAGGAATCAATTTAATTCGTTCATCAATCTTTCGTAACAGTTTATTCTTATCATTAATCCAATAGTTATTTTCTTTATGAAAAAGTGAACCGTTGAAAAATTTGATGCTTAATTCTTCCGCAAGAGCTTCACTTGTCACAATCATGTCTTTTGGATCCAAATATAATTTTTCTCGAATTTCTTTCTCACTTACTGAACTGACTAAAGAAGAAATATCGCTTGTGGGTAGTGGCTCACCATATACTTCATCGTTGATAAAAAAAGCAATTTTCGTCAACGTGTCATAATCTAATTCATACATTTCGCGTACTGTCAGTAAATGAGAATAAAGTGAACTGTTACGAGAACCTTCTTTCATATCCGTTAAAACATTTTTCAATCTGATAGGTAACAATTCAATTGGCAAAGTTGGTAAGTCTGAAAATATCTCCAGCGAACCATGCATTACACGCATCTGACCGTTTTGTTTAATGGTAGCAGTCGTCTTATTTCCTGTTTTATAATCGACTGCGGCACCACTGACTGTTACTTTTTTGACCCAATTTCGTAATAATACTTTATGGCCATTAATTTGAACAGGACGTTTATAGTAAAGATGAACCCCTCGTTTTGTCTCAAAAGCTAATGTTGGATATTTTTCTAAAAATTTATAACCTATTTCCGCATGTTCATCAAAATCCACCACTACTGTTTCAGGATTTAAAAGGACTGCTGCATCATTTAGTTTAGTGAGATCTGTGTAAAAATCATCCAAACTTTTTTGGTCAGGCTTCTTTTGACCTGGTTCAAGTTTTATAAAGTTCACCACAAGATTTTCTCACCGCCTTCTTCAAAATACTTCATTTTAAAAACTATTTTTTTCAATTTGTTCAATGTACCAATTCACATCAATATTTTTTTTTGTTACATTATTAATTGGTATAAATTGGTTCGGAGAACCAGGTAATTTCGAATGTAAATCATTCTTAACTTGGAAAATGCCACCGAATCGCTTATCAGTGGTGGCAATTCCGCACACTGTTTGATTCATTTTTTTGTATTGGTTATTCAAAGACAATTCTAATGATTCAAAACCAGTCTGCACTTTGCCAATGTAATAAAAATCTTCTATCGGCCCATTCTTAAATCCATCAATAACGTATTCTTGGGCTTTCGTATTGTAAACCACACATTGAAAAATACCTTCGCTAATTATTGGCACATTATTCGATTGATAGGTTGGACTGGCAAAAATTCCTTTGCGAATCAAATTACCGTCAGCTTTTCGAAATACATAATTGTTTACATCTTTTTGCCAAACGTTTTTAATCTTCGTGATACTAACTGTTAACTTTAATTTTTCACACCACAAATCAAGAATCTCTCGAATAATTGATTCCATAATTGGATTGATTTTGATTAAAATACCGTCAGTATTCGTCTGAATCAGATCTTCGAAAAATGATTCAAGCAGCATAATCAAATGGGTAATAATAAGCTGACCACTAATAGTTACTGAATAATATCTTGACGGGTCATACATAGCCGAATATGGATTATTCATCGAACCATTGACAGCATTGATTAGCGTTTTGTACGTAAGCTTTTCTGTTTCGACTTTCTTTTGATACAAAAGTTTGAATTTTTCTGGTTGCTTGACCGCTTTTGTTAGAAAGTCATTGTTTAAAATCAGTGACGAAAAAAACTGTTTCACATCAATGAGTAAATAGTCGCCTTTTCCTTTATATTTATCTTTTGCAGCATGTAGACCACCTACGCCGTAAACATGCGTTAAACCAGCTAAAGTCATTTTCATCTTTTGACTTTTAAGGTTCTCATCATAACTGCACATGTAGTCATGTTTCATTTTTGTGTAGAACTGAATTAACTTTTCAGGTAGTTCCTTTGTTGGAATGTGTTTATCAAATTCGTAAATCAACATATTAGAGCGCTTTGGAATTTTTTGTGCTTCCAAAATTTCCGCTGCTAAATTCGCTCTTGTCTTCATAATTGATCGTGCAGACAATTTAAATTCTTTAACAATTTCAAATTTTGTTTCCAGATATTCTTCGCGTTCTTCAAAAATTTTTTCACAAATTGCAATTCGTTTCAGACAATATTCCTTAATCGATTTTGTAGATACATCCATCCGTAAGTAGTACCCTATCTCCTCGATTGTACAATTTTTGGCTTCTTGCTTTAGGTCAATCGATAAATACTTTTGTAGGAATGTGCTTTTTCCGTCAGATAAAATCTTGGCCAAAAACTTATCGCTCTCTTGATAATTACCGTAACTGACTAGATAATGAACAGACGAGAGAGCTTTTTCCAAGCTCTCTTTGTCTGTCGCCTTCTGTATATTGTTATCTGTTTTAAAAACAGCTAGCCAATTATCGTCTTTTTGGTATAACCAGTAAAATGTGAACATTGGCTATCTCTCCTTTTTAAAATGGTAAATCTTCATCTGAGATGTCGATGACTGCATCAGTATTTGGGGCATCATTCGGTTCATCATAAGGAATAAAATCATAATTTTTATATGGCTTAGATGGGTCCTTTTTATTAGGTGAAGAGGTAATTTCTAAGATGAACTGGCTGCCTAAACCATCTTGAAAAGCATTTGCTAAAGTTGTTTCGTCTTCCCAATCATCATCAGCTAATTGCAGACCAATTACACTAGCTAATTTCCCGACTAATTTGATGTTCTTTTGTAAAACGAAGTTTGGGACAGCCGCTTCATCAAAACCTAAACTGATAAATTCTTTACGTCCGGACGCTTCACCAACGGTTACTTCTGTTGAGAAAGAGAGTGCTTCCCAACCACTTTGAAATACTTTGTGCTCTACTTTGTCTAATTGCACATCATATTCACCATCTGGTAATCCATCAAAACCACCTGCATTCGGGTTATCTGTTTTTGGATCGAATCCTGCTAATACTTCATTTGCTAAATCTTTTAATCCCATGTTAAATACCTCTTTTCAATATATTTTTTGGTTTATTTTTATCTATAAATTTAGATTTTTGGTTTGATACGTCCAGCTTTTGAAACATTGCTTGCTGTTTGTGGCGTAGATGTCGTTTGATTAACTGGAGCTGTCTTTCTTGTTGCCGACTTAGATTTTTCAACGACATCAGTTTTTGGTACTGGCGCATCACTGGGTTTTTCTTCTGTTGCTTGTAGCACATCTTCTTTCTCTTCAATTTTCTTCACAATTTCATCTTGAACTTTTTTAGTGGTTTTAGGCGAACGTCCGAAAACTCCTGTAATGCTGTCAAGGATTTTTAAAATTTCAGGGTCATCTACTTGATCGCGCATATAATCTTTACGACGCGCCTTAGCTACACGAATGTAATTCTTACCGACTTTTTTACATTGAATCGACAAATCGCAGTTCCCATTAACAATATTTTGGTGTTTCTCCTTCAAAGAAGGAATTTCAATTTCTGTCGTCCCTTCCAATTTTGATGCATTCCGAGAAATATAAATCACGTTCATTGGCAATGATTTTAATTCGATAACTAGTTGTTGAAAAATGTTAGTAAATGCTGCATAACCTTTGCCGTATGGAATATCCCCCAGTGTTTCGACATCTTCTTTATCACAAATGTATTGTTCGATCATAACGACAATATCATCAATAACATCAAGGACAATCGTCTGATATGTGTGCTTTTCTGTTTGTAAAGCTGTAATCAATTTATCCAATTGATCAATGACGGAGCGTTTAATTTTACCGTTTTGGTCTTTAATATTACGTAACTGCACGGATGGCACTGTATTTGCTTCGGCATTTCCATCTGTATTGAAAATCAATGGGTTAGGAAATTGTGAAGCTAGAAAAGACTTTCCTCCCATAGTAGGACCCCAGATGAAGAAGTTACGAGGCGTGTCTTTCGGTGTTTGTGGTTTGTTTGGTGGTAAAATACTCATTGTTTTTCCTCCTGTTTAGTAATATAGTCAACAATTTCCGTGATATTTCGTTCGACATAATTCATAGTTCGATAGACATCATTTTGGCTTCTAAACTTATAGGAATCGTTCAGATACATTGGTTGTAAATCTCCTATACGGTACACCAATACGTCTGATATGGCATTGATAACCTTTATACTCAAAATCTTTCTCATTACCCTCTTGTTCAACAATTGCTTTTAATTCTGGATAAATCACTACGCATCCCTCCCTTATGCCAAAAAGCCATTGTCTAAAATATCTTTACTTCGATTTAGTTCTTCGGTCACTTCAAACTCATAATAAGTTCCAGCTTCTTTGTGTTCTTTTTGAACAACTTTTTGGCCAATTACGACACCATCCGAATCTTTAATCATTTTCTCGATATGGTCATCAGCTTCCTTACGAGTTGATGCATAGAACTTACTGTTTTTTTTCAATGGTCTAATCATTAATATTTCCTCCTAGTTTTCTGCCACAAAATGGACAATATTCAATTTTTATATGTGCAACGACTCCAGCACGATCCAGCAACAGAAACTGATGCTTTTTATATTTATCACCTTTCCAACCTTTGCCAATGCGAACGAAGAAAGTTGGCATATTATATCCTGCTCGATATTTGCTTTTCATATACGTCATTGAACGCTTATGTGATGGTTCGCAGTATTCACACATTACTGCGACACTTCCTTCCGTTCTTTAATTCTGATAGACCCCTTAACAGTAGATTCTTTCAAATACAGCGTATAAACATCTGGCATTTCCTTTTTTAACTTAGTGCTATCAACGGATTTTCGAACTGTTGGCAATACTCGAGTAATGATTAAATCACCAGTATCAATTTTTTTGATGTCATTTTCCTCCATCTTTTGATAGAGTTGATCTCGAAACTCCTTTTGTTGAGCCTTCAATTTTTCGACCTTTTTTTCAAAATCCAGCATTTCAAGTTCGAAGCGTTCTACTCGAGCGACTAGCTTATCAACATCGTTTCCGATTGAATAATATTCTTGTTCTGACATGTCCGGATTTTCTTTTAGATACTCTACACGAATCCAAAAAGTTTCAATCGCATCAAGAATTTTTTCAATATAGCCTTGATCACGTTCAATTTCTTTGATAACTAAATTGTCCTTATCAAATTCTAAGTCAAAATCTTTCGGTCTGTGATACATAGCTAACCATCCATAAATGCAATTCGTTTGATGGAAATAAAGTTGCATTTGTGCTTCATACACTTTTTCAGTCGGATTTGCACCATGCGTTTTGATTTCTAGTAAAATTTGATTTAGAAAATCAATCCCATCAACATTTGAGCGAATCATGTCATCATTATCGATAAATGTATCTGGCTTGAAATTCAAACTATTCATTGTGTTGATATACTCTCGAATGATTGGCTCCATTTGATTACCAAATTTAATATAGGGATTACTGATTTGTTCTGGTTGAACGATGCCAGCCTTTTCCCGTGCTAACTCATATTGAGTTTTGTATTTAGATAGTCCTAAAATAACTGGTACATCTGAGCCACCGACATATTGAGTACGTTTTTCAGTTACGTTAGGATCATTCTTTTGTAAACCAAACATAATTTCCCTCCTATTTGCTGTGATATACTCTTATATGAAAGAGGTGAATACTATGAGCTTTAAAAAATGGTTGAAGCAATTTGAAAATGTAGATCATGCGATTGGCGATCTAGCTAAAGATGTTGCTGCAGACAAAGCATTTCCTGGAAAAGTAGACTCTATGGATAGTTTGACTGATTATCTTTATTCAAAAAATGCTTCAGAAGCAGCTATAATAACTGCCAAAAACGTATTTATTTTCTATGCACTAGATGAAGGATTAGCGCACTTAGAAAATGGCGATTTAGTTTGGCAAAGAAACAATTAACACTTGGCCATGTTCAGGAAGCTCAATTTTTTCTCGTTTTCCATTGAATTTAGATTCGATAGAAACTTGATGGTTTTGATATTGACCAATACCATAAGCTTGAACTTCCTCTCTTTTGGCCAATTCTTTTATAATCACTTGTGTTTCAACCGTTGAAAGGTTCATCTCTACTCACTCTCCATTCTTGTATTCATATAAAGTTCTTCTGAAAAATCCTGTTTATTTTCCAGAGCTTCATAAACCGCTTGTTCAATTGTTCTTTCAGTAATAAAGCGATAGACAGTTACTTTTTTAGTTTGACCATTCCGATAAGCACGTCCTAAAGCTTGCGAATAATCTTGATAACTATAAGTTGGTGTGTAGAAAATGACCGTATTTGCGTACTGCAGTTCAATTCCTGCACTGCCTGCCATATATTGGACGAATGTCACGCTATTCTTCAAATTTTTCCAAGTCTCTTTGATAGGTAGATTAGACGCCTTTCCATTAACTTCAAAAAACTGTTTATTTTTGATTTTTCTCTTAAGTGCATCAACCTCTTTTTGGTAGTAGTAGAAAATGATGATATTATTCTCTGTACCTTCACAAATCATTTGAGCATAGTCTAATTTATCTACTTGATTAGCAAAGTATCGCAAACCATGTGCTAATTTTGATGGTGTATCATAATCGACATCATCTAACACACGATCCTTAGAAATCGTCGTATAGTCTGCACTTTTTCGGAATTTTACATCTTCGAAAACCAAAGGTGGTAAATCAAGGGCATCATCTTTTGAAATGGAAACTGTAAAAGAATCATATTTATCATGTAGCTGGTCTTCATTAATCCAACCTTCAATTTTGGGAATTCTTTTTGTCCCTAAATACATTGTTCCCCATTTTGCATAACGATCATTCATTTCCTTTTTAGATTTAAAATATCCAAATATGATGAAATAGTTATACGTATCTTCCCAGCCATTACTTGCTGGTGTAGCGGTTAATAAAACAAAATGGCTAGACTGTTTGGCCAACTTAGCAGCAGCCTTTCCACGTTGGCTTGTTGGATTTTTAATATAATGAGCTTCATCAAAAATTAAAAACCACCCTTTGTACAATTTATAAACATCCGCTAGTTTTCCGTAAGAAATTTCAGTGAAGAGAATTTCAATTTTGTAAAAGTCACAAACGGCTTGAATATCCCTTCGCCAACCACCTTCTTTTATTTTTTGCGGTGGCGCAATAATCAGCATGGGTTCGCCATTACTATATTTCAGATATTGATGAATAGCGGTAATCGTTTTTCCAGTTCCTGTATCCATAGCCAATAAATAATTTGCATCGATAGCATCAATTATTTTCTTCTGAAAGTCATATAACATTTCTTTGTTGGAGCATTTCTGATACATCTTCCACACTTCTTGCGACAATCGATACACCTCCGACTTGTTCAATTTTTTTTAATTTACTTTTTTGCAAAGCACTTACTACACCGCCGTTTGGACGTTTCACTTCTATGGCCACGAATCGACCATTTATACAGGCTAAAATATCGGGCGTACCTGCTGGCTGATACATCGAACCATGAACTTTCAGGTAATATGCCCCCAATAAATCTAAATAACTTTTTATTTGATTCTCAACTTTCTTTTCTGGACCACTCATTTGTGGTATCATCTCCTTTAGATATACATTTTCTTTATTTGCTTACATCAGTTGCCGCTGGTGTAGGCTTTTTTTGTTTCGATGTTGCAAAACTTTTAATCGTCACACATCCGCTTGGGCTATCCGATTCGATTGTGAAAATGCCATCTGCTTCTGTTGATATATGCGTAATTTCAACATTCTTACTAACATGAGCGTTTTTCACTGCATCGATTAATTTCTCGAACTGATATATTTTCATCTGCTCACCTCCCTTCAATACGGTGCTAGTTTATACATCTGAGCTGTGTACTTTGTGTATGAATCAAGGATTTCAGTGACTTGTAAATCCTTGTCATAATAAACTTGATTTATCGCATCTGAGCGGTAGTATGCAGATGTTGTCGCTAAACAAACTCTACCGTTTCTGTCAATGTATTTAATGTGCCACGTATCTTTAAACATGCTCACTACCCCTTTCAAAATTTCCACAAAAGACGACGAATTTTTTCAATTTTCTCCCGACAACGCTCTTGCATACGAGGTTCATCTGCATAATCCGTGCGTATCATCTCTTCCAAAAAAACAATATGGTCGGTGTAAAATTCTTCCATGAATCTTCGTTCATCGGATGTAACTTCAATTGATTTAGTTTCTTTTGAACTCTCAACTTCATTCAACCCATTAACAATTCCAGTGATATAATGTTTTTCCATTCCCCAATCAATTTGAATCCCACTATTGTCCATTTCTTCCAACATGACTTTCGCTTGTTCTTTTTTATTCATGATTTTTCCATCCCCCTTTCACAAATTTTCCAAGTACCATTCATGCGCCATATATTCTGCTAGTTCCAAATGTTCTTCTAAAGTCATCCTAATTTCTCCTTTTCGTCATACTCAAATGAAATCTGGTCATAACTGATTCCCAAACCAACAATTGCACCAAATAATACGCCTAGCGATAAAACAACATGTATTTGATTTGTAATTAAAATCAAAAATGGCAACGACAACACGACCCACAGATTAAAATGCTTTTTCAACTTTTCCACCCCTATCTGTGTTTAGACATCAACCAAACACGGCATTCTTCTTTATCATAAAACTTCATACGTTCACCCATCATCGAAAATGGCATTCCTAATGTCTCCCAATCTCGGATAGTAGTTGTAGATACACCGAAATAATTAGCAATCTCTGTTTGATTGAGGACTCTTTTTTCGATACCCGCATCATGCCTTGCTCGCTGAATTTCGTCTGTGACCAATTGATAAATGAAACTGCGTAGTTCGTTGCTGTTTTCTTCTGTCAAAATTACTTGCATTTCCATCACCTACCTAATTTTGTAATCCGAAATAATTCGTAAAATGATTTGGTTTGCTCTAGTGGTTTTTAACTTCCCGCTTAAATAACTAGCCATATCCTGCGGTTTGATTCCATAAACTACCGACAAATCGTGGATAGAAATGTTGTTTTCTTCCAAATATTGTTTTACTTTTTCACGTCCTGGATCTACACTCGGCATATTCATCACCTACTTTCCTTCATTCCAATATGTTTTAATTGCGTTGAGTCCTTTGTCAAAATACAACCATTGTGGTGTTTCTTTTGGTGAATATTTTGATTTACTATTGGACCAACGACCATATTCATTTTGACCTGGTTGTTCAGCTTTCAAACCAATTCTTTTGCTGATACGCCCTACCATGTTAGCCGTCAATCCTTTACCAATTAGTTTTGCAACTTCGCCGGCGCTGTATTCTTTCTCCTTCATAATTGGTAGAATCGTTTCGCCAGTGATAGCTCGTCCAGCTTCTGCAAGCAATCGTTCTCTACCACTTTCAGATTTAGTTGCCATCGCAATTTTCAAAAGAGTTTGAGCCTTACGAGTTTTTGCATTCTCTTCCATGATTTCAAGACGCTTATTGGAAACTAATGCTGGTTGATTCGTTCTGATTGTTTGCCGCATATTGAAATAGTTATCTACAAGTTCGTCATAGATTTCCCACGCTTTGTCATCTTCTAGAATCTTAAGCAATTTCGAATAGCCACGTTCAGATAAAAGAAATAAATTAGGTGACTTAGCAACTTGCATTTTAGTAAATCCGTAATCCATTAAATTGTGGTCGTCCTGAACGACTACTTTTAAATCAATTATGTCTTTGCCCTCCAAGAAACGATTTGAATTTCTATTAATCAATTCATTAACGTGTTTCGTTTCTTTACCGTGAATTTCAGCAATATCTTTAACCAACATCGCTTTCTTGTCTTCTCCAAATCCACCCTCAATTCCAGTAAATTCAATAGAACCAATTTTCTGTTTTCCAGTCACCTTTAGCCCATTCACTCAAACCAACCCTTTCTTTTTATATTATTTGTAAGATAATTCAACAGAAATTTGTAAAAACCATTGACTAAAAGTACACAATCATATACTATATACTTACAGTTAAATAAGCCTACAAAAACCCTATATATCGCAATCGGTCGCCAAACTTATGCTTATTAAGGAGTGTTTTTAGTTTGCTTTTTATCTGTTGAATTATCTTACAAACAAATAATAATACAAAGTTATACCTAAGTCAAACATAAAATACAATTTTGTATACTTTTATTTGTATCAGAATGGAGAATCTTGTTATGACGCTATTTGAAAGAATAAAATTATTAGCTAATCAACGTAATAAAAATGTTAAAGAAGTGGCTTTAGAATTAGGTTTCAGCGAAAATCTATTTTATAGATGGAAACAAACTGAACCAAAGGCAAAGGATTTAGAAAAAGTTGCAAAATATTTTGATGTAAATGTTGATTATCTCCTTGGAAGAACTATAAATCCAAATCCCTTGGAAACTGAAGAAGATAATATTCCACCTGAATTTTTCATGATTCAACGTAAATCAAAAAGATTATCACAAAAAGATCAGCAACGCTTGTTGAAAATAATGGAAGCAACTTTTGATGATTTAGAAAACGGTGAATTTGAAGAAGATGAAGACGATGATTTATAGTAAACTTGTTCCGGATTATGCTGATGCTCAAGCCAAGGCATATGAAACTGTGCAAAACAGCAGACAAAAAAAATTACCGCTTTCTATAAAAAAAATAATCCGAAGCTTTCCAGATTTGCATCTTCAAAAATATTCATCGTTCGCTAAAAGAAGAGGTTTGACAATCGATGAAGTTTATGAACTATTGGATTCAAAAGAAGGTTGCCTTTGGAAAAAGCAAAATGGTCATTACATTATCTTGTATAACGATACAATAGAAAACACAGGTAGGATTCGATTCACACTAGCGCATGAGTTAGGTCATTATATTATGAAACACAATGAAAAATCAGAAAAGACACGACTATCTAGATATTCTCTTTCTGAAGAAGAATATGACGTATTTGAAAAAGAAGCTAATTATTTTGCAAAAAGATTGCTTGCTCCTATCCCTTTAGTTGATTTATATGTAGCTAATTGGAAAAAAATCATGGCTTCTAGTATAGAATTTGCTTTTGATACATCTTACACTGTGGCAAATTATATAAT